TAAAATAACGCTAAACTAACGCAAACTTTAACCGATATAATACTTAGGCGGATAGAAACGGAAGTCATGAGCCGAATCAACAAGCGCATATCTCGGTGCGTTTCCGCCTTATTTAATGCCGAGAAATCACAACGAGAGGTGATTAGTATGGCGTTTGCCGAAGAGGTAAGTAAAGAAGAGTTACAAAGGTTAGTAGACGAAGGGTATCGCTTCTACCAAATCGCTGAAATGTACGGAGTGTCTCCTGCATGGATAACAAAAACCGCTAAAAGGTATGACGTTAGAGCGAGAACGTCCGGAGAATGGCGATGTTCCAGTCAAAAAATAACTAAAGAAGAATTAGAAACATTGTACATCGAAGAAAAAGTTAGCACTAAAAGAATTACTAAAAAACTGGGTATCGGAATGGGTACGCTTCATAGACTTTTCAAAATGTATGGAATCGAGACACGGACTAAGACCGAGGGCAAAAGACTAGAAAAATCACAAAACGTCAACGCTAATGTCGATTTTTTCAGGAATGACAGCGCAGAAAAATTTTATGTGGTAGGTCTTATTGCATCGGATGGGTTTGTTAAGGGAAATATAGTCAGCTTCACTTCAAAAGATTACGAATTAGCGAAGTTCTTTGCCGATACTATAGGATTTAAAAAAACTATAAGAGAAGAAACTCATAAATTCACCGACAAAGTGACTAATAGCTATAAAGTACAATTTTCTAGCGCGGAAGTAGTCTCCATACTATTTGAGTACGGCATAACAGAAAGGAAATCACTATCTTTCTTTCCGACAAATATCCCAAATGAATTTTTAGCTGATTTTTTGAGAGGTGTTTTTGATGGTGATGGTAGTATTTCGTTTATAAAAAGAAGGGACACCGGCGCATTATCCAGTAAGTTTACTATTGTGACAGCGTCAGAAGATTTCGCGATATTCATGCATAAAGTATTTTCAGAATTAGGTGTTCCGATAAATAAAATCGTATGTGACAAAAGAGGTAATAAATTATATTCCGTATCTGCAGGGAATAGAAAGTCGATAGCCTCAATCACAAAGTGGTTGTATGGTAATGAATTCGAGAAATTCGGTCTTTCAAGAAAGAAAGATAAGATGATAGAGATTACAGAATTAGCACTGGGCGCAATAGCTTAGTGCTTTTTACGTTGGAGGTGAAAGTATGTTTAACATTTTCAAAAAACCTATTGAAGAATTAGAGGAAACTGGAACAGTCACCTACACGTATGACGCATTTAAACCAGGTGAACAATTTCCTCCTACCAATGCAATTGAACGCATTTCAAAGTATCGACGTATGAAAAAACTATACGACGGAAAACAGGCAGAACTATATGATCGTGCAACAGCATTGTTAAAAGACACACCCCATGCTGCGCAATTAAAACAACTATATATCGCGGTCAATATTGCTGATGTAATAGTTACCAAAGTTCCGGATTTGCTTGTAGGTGAACCGCCAATCTTCGATAGCGGACTAGCCGATGACACTCCGCAACAAGTAGCGATTAACTCGTATATAGAGGAAAACGACTTAGTAAAACTAATACACGAATCAGCACTCGCTAATGGCTATAGAGGCGATGCCTGGTTTAAAGTACGTTACGATTATCGTCAAGATTATAGCGCATTAACTATGCGCGGTTTACCGATTCCGGATGACGCTGTTATGGAGCCGATTATCGAGCATGTCGCAGCAGACTGCGTATTTCCGATTACGAGTAATGGTAACGTAAAGAAGTTTAAATCCGTTGTTATCGCAAGTGTCGAATGGGTGGTATCACAAAAGGAAGATATTCCGTATTTAAACGTTGAGCATCATTTACCGGGTTACCTCATTAATGAGCGTTACCGATTACAAACATTTGAAGGTGGCGTCGATGCCTCATATGGCTATCCGGTACAGTTCTTTAAAATCGTCGAGAGAGTCGGAGATAGCGAGATTATCGAAACTGGCGTACCTCACTTACTCGTTCACCACATTCCGTATAAATCGACGGACGATCAATGGGAAGGTAAAGGAACGTTAGAGGCGTTAGAGTCGATATTAATTGCGATTAATGACCGATTGGTGCAGCTCGATTATATCTTGTGGAAACACAGCGATCCGACAGCGTATGGTCCGGAGTTAGGTACAACGGATAAAGCGCGATTAACTGGCGCATATATTCCCGTTACTAAAGAAGATGCAACGCCGGGATATATGACGTGGGATGGTCAGCTTACTAGTGCGTTCAAAGAACTCGAAACGTTAATCGGATTCGCATTTCAAATCGCAGAGACTCCGCAATGGTTGTTCGGAACTGTACTCGGCGACCAAAATTCAGGCGGAACAGGAACGTCGCATACTGACGGTGCTGCGATTAAAGCTCGCTTCATGCCTATCCTGACGAAAGTTGCCCGAATCCGAACGCACTACGACCGTGCTTTACGAGATGCGCTATACAACTGCCAATTACTCGACATTGCACACGGCGACGCTGATTTCGAAGCTGTATATCCGGTAATTCATTGGCAAGACGGCCTACCGCATAACGAGAAAGAGCAAGCCGAAATTATGGCTATTCGTACTGGCAATAAACCGACGATTGATCAGGCGACAGCGATTAAGCGTATGGACGGAGCAGACGACATTCAAGCAGCAGAAATCCTGACACGAATCGAAGGCGATACGGAGCGAGAGTTTGGTACCGTAACATCATCGATATATAACGAAGAAGTAGAGGAAACAACGGAGGAGGCTGACAGCTAATGCCCGAAGCACCTCAACCGAACTATGAATACGATGTGAAACGCTTAGTCAAAGCGTTTGAGCAAGCGCTAAAGGACGTACAGCGTGAACTGGATACGTTATTCCTTACGGATTTCGAACGTGCTCAAATCCTCGCTGTAGAAAAGTCTATACGTAACATATTATCCGACATAACAAAATATGGAGATGAGTGGGCGTCCGTCACGATGACTACTGCAGCAACCGAAGGCATAGCATCGTCCATATACGATCTAGGATTAGCAAGTACGTTTAAAGATGCGCTAAAAGTGGTTAAATTCAATACGATTAACAAACGCTTAGTTGACGCAGCTATTGCTGATACGCAGGCTGACTTACTCGCTGTAACGCAGAATATTGAACGGCAAGCGAAGATGGCTATACGTAAGGCTACTGCAGAGGCTATGCGATATAAACTTACACGCGGAATTAACGCAACGCAAGACATATCGAAGGAAATACGCCAGCGAATTGTCAAAGCGACAGACGTTGCAATAATTGATGCGCGAGGCAATCGGTGGAAAGTCGGTAACTACGCTGATATGTTGGCTCGCACGAAGATGATGCACGCGCATCGTGAGGCGTCAATTAATGAGGCGCTTTCAGAAAGTTCGCTGTACGGACGTATCAGTCGTCATGGCGCTAAAGACGCCTGCAGTAAATACGAAGGTAAAATCGTCAAGCTAGTCGCTGATGCACCTGGAGATTATCCGTACATCGGCGATTTACCTCGCAACGAGATATTTCATCCGAATTGCAAGCATCTAGTGACGCCATTACGTGACCCAAGTAAATATAACGAATAAAAACACACGCCTTACGAAATGGCATTAAACTTTCGGAAACTACGTGCGACGGCACTCAAACGGAGGTAATACGATATGATTAATGATTTCAACGCATTATTAACGCTAAATCTTCAATATTTCGGAGAGGCTGGCGAACAAGAAGCGCCTGAGACGAATCCAGACGGCCAACCGCCCGCTGAAACGCAAGTCGAATCGTCTGAGAGCGCAGATAAACCGCAAGAAAAGATGCTAACGCAAGCAGAGTTCGAGGAAGCGTTGAAAAAACGTCTTGAACATGAGCGTAAGAAATTCGCTGATTACGACGAATTGAAAGCGAAGGCTGACGAGTATGCTGCAGAACTTGAAGCGAAACGTCAAGCCGAATTATCCGAAACGGAACGAGCGCAGGAAATTGCGAAACAATTCGAGGAAGAAAAGAACGCACTAACGGCTCAACTCGAAGCATTACGTAAGCAGTCCGAGCAAGAACGTATCCGTAACGAATTTACTAAGGTAGCATCAAGCGCAAACATCGAATACATTGACGACGCTATTGCTCTCGCAGACTTATCCGCGGTAAGTATCGATGAGGACGGAAAAGTTGTCGGAATGGATGACGTTGTTAAAGCGCTTGTTGAAAATAAACCGTTCCTGGTGGCGAAGAAACAGAAGCAGCCAATCGGAACAGCTACAAATGGCGGTTCTGGCGGACAATCCGAAAAGTCTGCAGAACAACTACTAGCGGACGCTGCAGAGAAAGCACGTAAGTCTGGCACGTTAAAAGATAAGGCCGCATACGCACAAATGAAAAAACAATTTGGTAAATAGTCGTTAACAAACGTTGACGGCTTTTTATATTGCGCAATTTTAGCGCCATTAACTAAAACATAAAACTCGGAGGAATGTACAATATGACAATTTTACAGAATCAAATCGTAGGTAAGAAGGAATCAGTTACAGACGAGCTATTACTTTTAAATCCACACCAAACACCGATGATTAATTTAGTAGGTTTTGGCGATGCCGTATCGCAAGTTGAGCACCAATGGTTTGAGGACGAAATGTATGCGGACGAAACAACAGCGACAGCAGCTTTAGTAGGTGATACTACTATTACAGTAGCAGACGGGTCTATTTTCGAACCTAAGCATGTTGTAAAAATCGGCGAGGAATTGCTATTAGTGACAGCAGTTAACGCAAACGCACTAACAGTTACTCGCGGATACGCAGGAACTACAGCAGCAGCCGTAACAGAAGGCGCTAAGGTTGAGTTCCAATTTGTAGAAGGCGTAGAAGGTGCTGATGCTCGTAAGGCTCGCTACAAATCACGTAAACGTGTATCAAACTTAACACAAATCTTCGATGAAACTGTATCAATCTCTGGTACTGCGGCAGCAACGTCTGAGTACGGTATTGATGATTTATATGAATACGAGAAACAAAAGAAACTTTTAGAGTTGGCGTTACAACTCGAAAAAGCTGTAATCAACGGAGTTAAGTACGAATCTCCAGACGGCAAAGTACGCCAAACAGGCGGTATCCGTAACTTTATTAAAACTAATGTTACTAACGCTAATAACGCAGCGCTAACGCTTGATATGCTAGGTGACGCATTCCAGGCTATTTACGAGGCAGGCGGATTTGCTACAGGTGGTAATTACAAAATCATCGTAGGTGCTAAACAGAAACGTGCTATCTCGGCTGCTGACGTTGATAAAATCAATATTACTCGACAAGATAATGGCCGCGGGCAAGTTGTCGATCACTACTTATCAGACTTCGGTTCTGCTGAAATCCTACTAAATCCTAATGTTGGTCCAGACGAGGTATTCATCATTGACGCTAATCGTACGGAAATCAAGCCATTAAAAGGTCGCGACTTCTCGCATACGTACTTAGGCGCTAAAGGTGACTACGTAGAAGGCCAAATCGTGGGCGAATTCTTACTAGAGTTCAAGCAAGAGAAAGCGCACGCTCGTATTAAAGGCTTAAAATAATTGCGAATTGGCGGTCTCGTACCGCCTTTAACGCATTATTAACGAAAGGAGCGCAATCATGGCGAAATACGAATCACGTTATAAATCGCTAGGCTTTTACGCTAACGGCGAACTAAAGCGATTCAATAACGGCACTTACGTAACGGAAGATAAAAACGAAATTACCGCCTTAGACGGATTAACAGACGCAACTCGCGTTGATGAAGAACCTAAAACGGAGGCAAAGGCGGAACCTTCCGCAACAAAGCCAGCAACTAAAGCGCCAGCTAAACGTACAGCCTCCACTAAATAAAGCCTAACGGCGATAGGAGGAATAACGTATGGACTGGAATTTAGTAGAAGTAACTGACTACGTAACGTATCATGCGGTTGATAACGAGGACTTTTTAGCGTCTGATGATACAGCAAAGCTACGGTTTTTAAACGTCGGTGAACGTACTTTGCGACGAGCATTTAAAGGCTACGCGATTCCTAACGAAGCATGCTATTTATTTGCCTGCGTGCTCAACGCTAACTTTAACGATACGACAGTATTGGCACAGCGAGGAGTCGCTAGTTTCAGTGTTGACGGCATTTCGTTCACATTCAAGGATTGGGCGAAGAAAGAGCTTGACGATCTTATCACGGACGACATTCGCGACTTAATTGACGAAGCTAATCCGGATATTGACAACAATAACGGACGTATAAAGCGGGTGACGCTATAATGCCAATGCTACCACTAAGGCAAAAAGCGTTTGTGCGTAAATACATCGCAGACAATAACGATGGATGGGCGACTGATGATTACGCAGAGCCGATTGAATATGCAGTCAGAGCTACAGAACGCTTCGAAGTGGTAACGAATCAGTTAGGCGAAGAAGTAACAGCGTCGGTTAAATTGACGTTTGATAAGATGCCAGACGTTGGTTATGACGATATGTTTTCATACACAAACGAACTAGGACACACTATCGAGCGCAAGCCTATATCGATTAAACCTACGCGGATGATTAACGGTAAAGCTACGTTGACGTCCGTGTTTTTGTGAGGTGACGAAATGGCAGGCGAATTTTACTTCGAATCTAATGGATTGGCCCAAGCAATGGAGCGTTCAATCGATGCTACTGCACGCGGAATGCTAAACGGACTCACAGACGTTAAAAACGATTGGAAAGCCGAATCGGTTGATGCTGCGCCAATTGATACGAGCAACCTACGGCAGCAAATAGCTGCGGAAGTATTTACAGACGGTGACAGTACTGGCGTTGAAATTACCGCCAATGCTACTCGTGGATCAAGGCGTTTTAACTACGCCTATTACATTCACGAAGAAGACGCGGGCGGCGCTAACGTTAACGGTGAAAAGAAATTCCTTGATAAGCCAGCGCTAGACAATAAGGAAAAGTGGGCGGATTGGATAGAGAGGGAAATCGAATCGGAGCTTAGGAGGGCGGGATGGTAGTCTATGGCGGACATAATCAAAGAAATCGATACGATAGGTGATTTACTGGCGACTGTAGGCGTTACTCGCTTTTATAAGCAGGACCTGCCGTTAAAGTACGTTGCTAATACAATTGGCATCCGATGGCAAGGCGATAGTGACGATGATTTCACGCAAGCAGCATACGAAATCAACCGTATTTACCAAGTTATCTACTTCGGAAGTAACGAAGTTGATTGCTTAAACAAAGCGAAAATGATCCGTTCGAAATTGAGCGATTATTTATCGAAGAAAGTTAAATTACGAGGCTCTGACGACTTTATGACGTTGGAGTCTTTTAGTATGTCTGCGCCGTTCAAGACGGATACAGACGGAGTTTATGCGGTTGTTGGCGTGCTTAATGCATCATTACTCGAAGCATATACGAAACCGACATACACGAAAATGGACGAAGTTATCACTACGATAATTGAAGGAGGAAATTAGACTATGGCAAACGGAGGATCATGGGATGCTTCTGCACTACCAATTCGCCCAGGGCTGTACGCAAACTTCGTAAAAGCTGCGGGTTTGTCAATTATGGGCGGCGCTAGAGGTATTGTAGCAGTTCCAATCTTTACTTACACTGGCGGAAAAGCCACGTCCGGAAAGTTTTACACTGTAAACTCGGTTCCTGACGGCATTGATCTCGTAGGCAACGCAAATGCAACGCCTATCACTCGAATTTTAGAAGGTGGCGCTAAAGAAGTTTTAGTTTATGCGGTGCCAGCACTAGGTGAAGGTACAACTACGGAGCAATATGCGGATATGCGAGAAGCTTATTCAGTCCAAGACTTCAACGTCTTTGTATACCCAACAGTTGTTGATGACGCAGAACAAACGGCAACAAAAGCGTGGGTGAGCGCTTGTCGAAGTGAAGGCAAGCATTTCACGTATGTAGCTGGCGGAGACGCTGAAAGTGACGCTGATATCGCCACAGGAAACGCTCGATCAATTGCACTCAAAGACGAGTACATCGTGAACTTAGTGACTGGCGTAGTTTTGCCGAATGGAACAGAAGTTCAATCAGCAGACTATGCGCCTTATGTCGCAGGCCTTATCGCAGGTACTCCGATTAATAAGTCGACTACTTATGCGGAATTGCCAGTTGCGGACGTTACTTTACGTCTTAAAAACTCGCAAATCGAAACGGCACTTACTTCCGGCTCTTTAGTAATCGTTAAAGACGGAAACAAAGTGCGAATCGAGCAAGGTATTACTACGAATAGTGACGCTACGGAGCGAGGTAAGATTCGCACAACACGCGCTAAACAAGCAGTTGCTACAGACTTGCCGGCAGCAGCACGCGATAACTACATCGGTAAGATCGACAATAATCCGAATGGTCAAGCATCGCTAATCGCAGCATTCAAAGCTTACTTAGAAACGTTAGCTGGCGAAAATGTCTTAGCTGATCCACGCGTTGCACTTAGCCCTAGTTTTAAGTCAGAAGGCGACAAGGTTTTTATTGACGTGTCTTACGAGGACTTAGATTCGGTAGAACGTATTTTCCTAACGATTACGCACTAATAGACGACAAATTAACGGAGGTATAACGCATGGTTATGAAATCGACAGATGCCGTATCAGGTACGTTTGGTAAGTTAATTCTCGATGGCGAGTGGCTTACGAACGTCTACGGCGTAGAAGTTAACGGTGAAGTAAATTACGAGGACGTAAAGCGCTCAGGCACTCGCTCAAAAGGTAAAAAGGCGATGGACTTCGAATTTACTGGAACGATTAAGTCGTACAAAATGAGCAATGAATTTGCGAAGAAGATTGGCCAGATTACAGACGACACTAAAGGCGCGTTTGTGACTGAGCTAATCGTATCATTAGAGGATCCAGAAAATAAGTCAGTTGGCGCAGAGAAAATCCGAATCAAAGGCGTTCAATTTACGAATATTCCAGTTATCAACTTTGAGCACGGCTCGCTAGTTGAGGAAGAATTGCAGTTCGTCTGCGAAGGTTACGAGTACATCACTACTTAAATTAACGCAAATATGACGCAAGGGCTACGGCTCTTAGCGTCCTTTTAACTTCGAAAATAAACTCAACGGAGGTTTTATATATGGACGCATTACAAGCATTACTAGGCGCAAAGCCAGCAACTGAGATTACGGCACAAGGGAAAATCAAACGCTTAGGTACAGAATTTACGATCAAGGCGCTAACTGGCGAGGACATCGATAAGATTCGGGACCAAGCGACTTATCCGACGAAGAACGGCAAGAAAACGGAACTAAAAGTTAATGAGGAAGAAGTAGCACGCTTACTTATCGTTAAAGCCGTGGTTGATCCAAACTTTGCTAGCAAGGAAGCACTTGCACATTTCGGAGCATCAGACGAAGGAGAATGCGTTCAAAAAGCGTTACTAGCTGGCGAGATTGCTATGCTACAGAACGAAATCTTAATGTTATCCGGCTTTGACGACGAAGAAGAAATCGAAGAAGCAAAAAACTAATAAAGGCGGGCGGCGAGGCATTTTTGCTGCACCGCATATGGCAAGACAAGCACGTTCTTCCGCAAGAAATTTATGCGATGAATAGAAGTCATAAAAACTTTATTTTCGCGTCAGAATTGCTTGTTATGGAGGAAGAAGAAAAGGCGGAAAAGGAACGCCAGAAAGGAGGAAACTAGATGGCCGTAAATTTAACCGCAGTATTCCGAGTTCGCGATCAAGGAACGTCACGACTTAGACGAATCACACAAATGATGAACCGCATGACGCAAACGAGTCAATCAGCATCGCGCGCAACCAATCAATACCGAGATGCTAACGGACGACTTCACGACTCTTTAGGGCGATTCGTTGCGGAGACTAACCGTGCTAATACGTCGACCAGCTTATTCGCAACGAGAGTTAACGGACTTCGCGTCGGAACTAACGGCTTAAGCGCATCAATCGGCGGTATGCAGAGCGCATTAATCGGACTTGCCGGCGCTTACCTATCTGCACAAGGCGCAGCTAAGGCGTTCGATATGACGATTGGTGCTGCAGCACGCTACGAGCAAGCAGAAGTCGCTGTTAAGGCGATATTTAATGATACGAAGAAATCGAGCGCATATTTGCAGATGGTCGATAAAATGGCAATTGATAGCCCGTTACTTAACTCAGGTGAGATGCTTAAGTCGTCAAAAACGCTTGTTGCAATGACTAAAGATGTTGGCGAATTAGGTAAAGCGTGGTCCATCATTGAACGTTTGATGGTACTTGATCCTACGCAAGGTACTGACGGAGCAGCTTTCGCTTTGAAGGAGATGTGGCAAGGAGACGCACTTTCGATGGTCGAACGCTTCGGACTCAGTAAGAAAGAGCTTAATGTCATTAAGAAAATGGGCATTCCAGAACAAAATGCTGAGCTTAATAAAATGCTTAATAAAATGGGTATCACACAAAAGACTGTCAACGCAATGCGCGAAACTACCCTTGGTTATTGGGCGCAA